GAACACGACCGGCAGCGAGGGCACCCGCAGCCTCAACCTGCTCGAGTCAGCGGTCGAGGGCGTCGCGATCAGCCTCACCGCCAAGCTGTCGGACGCCCTGATCAGCACCCTGGGCAAGGTCAAGGGTTTGATCGGCGGGTTCCTGGAGCTTGACGGCGAGCTGCGCCTGGCGGCAGCAGCGGCCGGCGAGGAGGGCGGCTACAAGCGCCTCGGGGCAATCGTGGACAAGGTGGGCATCGATGCCGCCGGTACCTCGAAACAGGTGGCAGAGCTGGCCACCAGCCTGGTCCGGGCTGGCTTCTCCGTGTCGGAGGTTGAGGCCGCCTTGGCCGGCGTGGTTCGCGGTGCAGAGGCCACCGGGACCGGCTTTCAGCAGTTCGGCGACATCGTGGGCAACACGCTCCGGGGTTTCGGTCTGGAGGTGGAGGAAACCGCCCGCGTCGTTGACGTGCTGGTCAATACCGCGAATAGCAGTAACGCAAGCATTGAGGGTTTAGGTTATACGTTTGAGTACACCGCGCCGATAGCAAAAGCCCTTGGGGTCAGCCTTGAGGACGTGGCCGCGGCGGCTGGTCTCATGGCCAACGCCGGCATCCAGGGCAGCGTGGCCGGCACCGGCCTGCGGACCGCCCTGCAGAAGCTCCAGCAGGCCGCAGGCGGCGCCTCGCCTGAGGTGATGGGCCTGTCCCGCGGGCAGGAGCGGCTGACCAGTGTGATGCGGAAGCTCGGGGCAACGATCATCGATGCCAACGGGAAGCTGCTGCCGATGGAACAGGTGATCCTCCGCCTCAAGGCCGGCCTGGAGAAGCTGAATCAGGCCGATCAGGTGCAGCTGGCAAACATCCTATTTGGTGATGAAGCCGGCAGCAAGATGCTGTCCATCACCAACCAAACGACCGCCGCCATCTCCAAGATGTTCGGCGACATCAGGAACAGCACCGGCGCCACCAACACTGCCCGGGAGGCGATGGCCGGCATGGGCCTGGAGATGCAGCAGTTGCAGGGCACCATGGACAGCCTGGGCACCACCATTGGCGGCGTGGCAGCAACTGGCCTCCGGCCCCTGGTGCAGCTGGCCAACGCCCTGGCCGGGGCTGTGTCGGGGATGCCGAGCGAGCTGAAGGTGACCGCCGCGGCCCTGATCGCCCTGGGAGCTGCAGCGGCAACCGCCAGCGTCGCAGTGGGGGCCCTGAATCTGGTGCTGGCGCAGGTCGGCGGCTGGGCGGCGCTGCGGGCCTCAGTGGCCGGTGTGGCCGCTGTGTTCGTTGGGCCGTTCGCGGCTGGCCTGCTGGTGGTCGGCGGGCTTGCAGCGTCCCTGCTGGCGCTCAGTGGTCGCATGAACGAGGCCGACAAGACTTCAAAGGCGCTGGTGCAAACCCTGGCGGCGCTGGGGGCGTTCGTGCTGGTGCTGAAGGGCATCACGCTGGCCCAGATCGCCTGGAACAACGCGGCGAAGATCAGCGTGATCCTGCAGGCCACGTTGACCGCCCTGAAGTCCGCCAAGGGCATCGCGGGGATCGCCCTGGCGGTCGGTGCCGGTGCCGCCGCCTACACGGCCCTGGGCGCCGCCATGAAGAACGCTGGCCAGGACGCGGAAGAGATGAGCGACAAGGCCCGAGAGTTGCGCACCCAGATCAAAGACACGCAGGAGCAGATCCAGCAGCAGAAAGCCCTCAAGCTGGACAGCTCCCAGGCCGAGAAGCGCCTGGCCGGCCTCTACGTCGAGCTGCTGGCGATTGAACAGCCGCTTGAGGTGAAGCTGGACATCAAGCGGGCCGATGCCGAAATCAAGGGCCTGCGGGATCGACTCAGCAAGCTGGGCGAGGAAAGCCCCGCACGGGCGCCACTGCAGGCCTCGATCGATGGACTGATCGAGTACAAGCGCCTGCTGCAGTCGATCGAATCCGGCCGCGGCCTGGAGCGCTTCAGCGCACCGGTGCAGGATACGGTTAAGTATGTCGAGCAACTTAAAAGCGAGATCATACAGCTAACACGTCAGAAAAACGAGCTACCACTTACCGCAACAGCAAAGCGGGAGCAGATCGACAGAGAGATCAGCGAGGCGCAGCAGCACATAGAGAAAAACATGCTGTGGATTCGCCTGGAGCTTGATGCCGAATCAGTGAGCAACGCCCTGTCCCAGGTCAAGGACAAGCTCAGGACCGCGCAAGGTGAAGAACGGCTGAGACTGCTGAAGCAGGAGGAGCGCCTGGAGCTGCAGCGGGCTGGGATCCTGCAGCGGGGGATCAACCTGAACAGGGAGATCGCAAGCATCGGCCGGGAGCAGCTGCGGCCAGTTGAGAAGAAAAAGCAAACAGAAGAAGAACGCCTGAAGATTGCAAGGAATCAACTTGAGCTACAACAGCAAGAGCGCAGTAATACGCAGCAATCGCTAACAAATGACTCTAAGCGGCTTCAGTTTGTTCAGCGACTTGCGGATGCCTATAGCGACCTGCTGAGGTCACAGTCTGATCTTGTGGCTAGCCAGTTTTCCCTAGAATCAAACCGCAACTCCAGGGCGACAACCCAGGCTGAGCGGCGACTTGAAAGGCTGAAGAGGGAATGGGAGGGATGGCGAGACTTTGAGCCGAGAAGTCCATTTGAGGCGCGAACCAAGGGCGAAGCAATGCAGGGCATAGAGAGGCAGGCGGCAGCAACAGAAAGAGAGATAGTAAGACTCAAGGAAAGAGCCAGGGAAATAGAGTATGAAGCGCTGCGGGCAAACATAGAAAATACAGCGGTTCGCTTTGATGCCGAGCGAAAAATCCTTGGCATCAAGCAAGCGGCGGCAAGGCTTGAGCAGCAAGGCGCGGAAAACGCAGCTGAGCAAAATGTTTTACAGCAAAGACAAAGGCTTTTAGAGTTACAGCAAAAGGCAAGGGATCCCCAGGCAACGCCAGAAGACAGGGAGGCGATAGCAGGGCAGATTGCGCTACAAAGAGAGTCGGTTAGGTTGTCGATAGATCAGCGAAACATGGAGATAACCAGAGGCAGGCAGTCGGAAAGGATTTATGAGTATGAAAGGGCTTCGTTGGCGGCTCAGCAAAAAACCACCTCTAACCAGTTAAGGGGCCAGGCCGCGCTACAGGGGTGGGAGGATTCACTAGACAAAAGTCTAAACAAACTTGACCAGGCAGCGGGCAAGCCGGCCCCAGGAGTGAATCAGCAAAAAGAGCTTGTTGGCGTCATTGAGGCCAACGGCAAAAAGATAGAGATATACGCAGACAAGGTGTCTGATAGCATGTCGGAGGCGATTGAAAGCACTTACGAGCTTGCGAAAGGGTTTGCCACTGCCAAGAAGCAAGCAGAGGAATTACTTGGCGTAGTCGACAGCCTCTCCAAAGCCCCTCAAGCCCGCTTCGCCGGTGGTGATGCCCAGCCGGGCCAGGACTACCAGGTCAACGAGCTGGGGCAGGAGGCCTTCCTGTCCCGTGCTGGCCGATTGAGCTTGATCACCGCCCCCAGTTACGGGCGCTGGAGCCCTCCGAGCCCCGGTGTGGTGCTGCCGGCCCACGTGACCAGCCACCTGAAGGCCCGTGGCGCTTTCGGTGGCCACCAGCTCATGCCGCAGCCGGTGATGGCCGCTGCAGCCGCTGCAGTCCGCGGCGGAGGCGCCCCCGACTTCACGCCTCTGCAGCGCTCCCTGGATCGGCTCGATGCCACCATCCGGACTCACCGGCCCACGGTTGAGGTGGCGATGCCGGGGAATGCCGGTCTGCTCCACACCCTGCAGAGCTTCAGATGACCATCACGATCGCCTACGGCGGAACGACCTTCGCGTTCCCCAACCTGCTGGAGCAGCCGCTGACGATCGAGGGCGATGCCCGCCGGGGCCGCACCTACCGATCCTGGTCAGTGGCCGGCATCGTCAGCCGGGCAGAGGCCGCCACCTTCGTGGGCCTCTACGAGGCCTGGCGAGCGGTGAAGTTCCTTGAGGACGACCCGGCTCGCACCGGTGTGGTCGGCGCCACGGTGTCCCTGTCCGGGAGCTCCCCGGGCTTCACGTGGACCACTCCGGTCCCGTGTTGGTTCGCGGCGGCCCCTGTGGTCCCGATGGCCGGTGCCTTCATCCGCCTGTCCGCCACCCTCGAGGATGCCGCCGGGGCCCTGGCTGTGCGCCTGCGCGAGGGGGAGGAAGAGGCCGAGCAGACCGCTCAGCTGGGCCTCGGCACGCTGACGCTGGGGGGTGCTGTCATCACCCTGACCGCCCGCCCTGATGGCCTCACCGACCTTCCATCAGTGGCGCTGACCCCGGCCGGACGCCATGTGATCACCGGGGCGCTGGGGACCACGCAGACCCGGCAGGTTGCCGGCTACGTCTCGGC